CTTAGAGATGATCATACCGGTCTCCAGACCTGTATAGATTCACTGATCCGCTTCGGTGCTGGTAACACTGGGGCGGATTTTTTGTTTTGATTTTATTTATTCTGAAAATTTCATATTGTCGATAGTATTTGAAAATTCATCATAGACACTGTTATCAATAATTTCTTCGCCATAGTCACCTGTCTTAGGCATTGCAATATAAGCATATACAATGCTATGTCCAGTATCTATTGATACAAGATTCATGAAAGCACTCTTGTAGTAGTACATTATTGATCGACCGGTTTTGCCATCTACTGAAATGTCACCTGTGTAAAATTCTGAATATGAATCATCATCTTTCAGAGGCGAAAGTGGAGCACCTAAAAATGCTTCGGATACGGATGAAAGAGATTCATCATATTCAAAAAAGTTTATATTGATGGGGATATTCTGGCAACGATAAGATACGCCAGGAGGTTCTGCATCAAGATCAGATTTTGTAATTTCCCAGTCATCCGGTATATCTATATCAATTCCGAAATCCTCAAAAGGAAAAGAAAGAGAAGCATCGGATACAGAAGACGTTTCGGTCTGAGCTGTTGTTTCTGTTTGCACTACGCTTTCTGTTTGTGATTCAGTTTCAGAAGATTCATCCTCAGTCTCAGAAAAGCTTTCAGTTTGTTGCTGTGTTTCAGGCGAAACGGTCTCTGTGCTGGATGCATTTTTGCTTCCGCAGGATGTTGCGGCAAAAACAGTCAGGCATAATAAAAATGTGGTTAAAATTTTCTTTTTCATATTTCACGTTCTCCTTTGAATACTTTTCTCTTTTCCAGAGATAATAACACCATGAAAATATTATTATCTCAATTCTTGGAACAGCACCATCTGTCGATTAGGCAGGCGGCAATTATGACCGGTGTTCCACGGTCTACGATCGGTGACATAGTGACCGGTCGAGTAAGTCCAACTCTGGCAACTATGGAACAGTTGGCAGCAGGGCTGAAAACCACTATTTCTGGCTTGTACGAGTCTGAGTATAAGTGATTTTCAAAAAAGCGTCCGGGATTCCGGACAACGCACAACTTTTTAGCTTCCGATACGTTTTATATAGTGAAAGGAAAATTTTACTAAAACAAATGTTCGAAAACAGTTGCATCACAAATATTTCTGTGATAATATGAAATCAAGGAATTTCGAACAAATGTTTGAAAAAAACGTGATCGGGAGGTACATAGGATGAAGTACAAAAATGCAGTTTTACAAATGTTGGAACGAATAAAAAGTGAAAAATCATGGAAAATGATTTACACATTTGTAAAAACGATATTGGAGCAGCAGGAGGATTAGTCCTCCTGTTTTTTTATTGTCACAAAGCGTTGGATGAAAGATAGGAAAAGTTTTTTATCAGACTCATTAAGTTTCCAATAATCAATAATTACTTGTCGAGCTTGTAAATCCTTAATGCCTATTTCAGTAACAGCTTTTGTATATTCATCCTCTGGTAATTCTTCGGAATAAGGTTCGCCTTTTCCGGAAGTAAGCCATTCATAATTCACTCCAAATTCTTTACAGATCAACTTATATAAAGGTTCTTTTTGATCTGGGCGTGCAAGCATATTCAATTCTATATTAGCAATAACGCTTCTGCTTACGCCGAGACGATTGCCGAATTCGGATTGTGATAAATGCAATTTGTTTTTTCGTAAATCTCTTATTCGTTCATAAGTTTCTATTTTTATCACCTCCTGCGATTTCAATAGTAACACATAAAAATGTTTTGGTCAATACAAAAAGGGAACAAAATGTCATAAAAATGACTTGACAAAAACAAAACTAAAGTTTAAAATGTAGTCATCAAAACAAAAAAGGAGGCGAAAACATATGAAAAAAGCATTAACAATAACAGATGTAGAAGATGCAAAAAAAATTGCTGAGATTTTCGAATCTCTTGATATCAATGGAAAATTGCAAGCAAGAGCATATCTGTCAGCGTTGAGAGACAAAGAAATGTTGGAAGCAGAGCAGAAAGCGGGGTAAGAATGAAAGAACCGATGAAATTAGAAGTAAGAAATGAGGGTATTCGAGGACCGCGTTTAGTACTGGATGGTAAGGAATTGCACCATGTAAAAGAGTATGAAATAAAGAGTTCTGACTTTATAGGAAAAGCAGAACTCTCGTTGAAAATGCTGGTGACGTTTCCGGTTAACCAAGGAGATGTTTGAGAGCTACTTCCTTGGCGATTTCAATAAGGACAGGCAACGATACATTAGCACCTTTTTCAAGTGCTTTTTTCCATACAGGTTCGTTGGTGATATTGGCAAGAAAATCATGTCCTTGAGGTGTCAGATCT